CCGTTGCAACCCCTATGGGTGCTGAACCAGTTGATACCTTAAGTGCGAGCGGCTCGTTTACGGGCAAGGTTCGTCACATTAAGATCGCCAACGCTTACGGAACTGCTATTTTTTATGGCGATTTCGTAAAATTGGTTGCTGCTGGCACCGTTGAAAAAGCCGCTGTAACAACGTCTGTTGTTGCTGGCACTGTTGGGATCTTTGTAGGCTGCGCTTACACAGACCCATCAACAAACCAAAAGACGTTTAATCAACAATTCCCAGCATCTACGGCTGCTGACGATATCGTTGCTTACGTTGTCGATGATCCTAAGTTGTTGTTCCGTATGCAGGCTGATGAGGCTATTGCCCAAACCGGCCTTGGAAACAACGTCTCGGCGGTTAACACTGCTGGATCAACCTCAATCGGTCGAAGCAAGAACGCCCTAGACGGCGGTTCTATCGCTACGACTAATACACTACCACTGCGTGTCGTTGATTTCGTAGATGGCCCATCAAGCACCGTAGGTGATGCATTCACAGACTGCATCGTTACCTATCTGCCTTTGAGCCACGCTTACGAAACCAAGCTCGGCGTTTAAGGAGAATTAGGCAATGGCAATTTCAAGAGCGCAAATGCTTAAAGAACTCCTGCCGGGGCTTAATGCTCTGTTTGGTTTGGAGTACGAAAAATACGAAGATGAACACACTCTCATTTATGAGACTGAGAGTTCTGATCGTTCTTTTGAGGAAGAAGTGAAACTGAGCGGCTTTGGTGCTGCTCCCGTTAAGGCTGAAGGCGCTGCAATCTCTTATGATTCGGCTCAAGAAAGCTACACGGCTCGCTATAATCACGAGACGATAGCGATGGGCTTCGCCATCACCGAGGAAGCGATGGAAGATAATCTCTACGATTCTCTTTCGGCTCGCTACACGAAAGCTTTGGCACGGGCTATGGCCTACACCAAGCAGGTTAAAGCAGCGAATCCGCTTAACAATGGCTTCACCAGCTTCCAATCTGGAGACGGTGTTACGTTGTTCAACGCTTCGCACCCATTAGTAAACGGTGGAACCAATTCCAACCGTCCATCTACTGGTGCTGACCTTAACGAGACCTCACTGGAGCAAGCAATCATTGAGATTGCAGCCTTCACAGATGAGCGTGGACTGTTAATCGCAGCCCGTCCTCGTAGCTTGGTTGTACCGCCTGCACTGATGTTTACGGCAGATCGTCTTCTGGAGACCACTCAGCGTGTCGGCACGGCTGATAACGACCTGAACGCTATCCGCAATATGGGTGCAATCCCCGGCGGTTACGCTGTTAATCACTATTTGACTGACAGCAATGCGTTCTTCATCATCACTGACATACCTAACGGTATGAAGATGTTTGAGCGTACTGCGCTAGAAACGTCTATGGATGGTGACTTCGATACGGGTAACGTGCGCTATAAAGCGCGTGAACGATACTCATTCGGCGTATCAGATCCGTTGGGAATTTACGGATCGCCCGGATCTAGCTAATAGCTAGGCAATCGAACAGGGCTGCCAATTGGTGGCCCTTGTTCTTTTCCTGACCGATTGTTCCATGTGGAACATTTTGGACTAACCCAGACAGGAGACTACAATGGGTACTACGACTTTCACGGGTGCAGTTCGTTCTGAAAGCACCTTCAAAACTGTAAGCAAAGACAGCACTTCTGGTGCTATTACTGAAGTTGCAACTATCGGTGACGGCCCCGTTAGCCTTGCTGATGGCAACGTAACCTTGACTAACGCCACTCACAGTGGACGAATACTGCTGGTTCCAGATGGTGGACAAGACAACACCTACACCTTACCAGCGCCTATTGCTGGATCTGTGTTTAGGTTTGTTTACGCAGGCGGTGCCGCTGACGCAACTGATGCGCTGATCGTTACCCCCGGAAACACTAATTTTTACATTGGTGGTGTTACTTTCCTTGATACTGACAACGAAGTTAGTGCAGTTTTTTCTGATGGCAACTCAAATAGCAGCATTCAGTTAAACGTACCTGCTGGCTTTGATGTAACGATTATTGGTTTGAACACAACCAATTATCAGATCTTCGGCACTGTTACGGGCGCAACTGCACCTGCATTTGCTGATCAGTAATAGGAGGTTAGCATGGCCGATGCAGTAGCAACCCAAACCATTCAGGATGGCGGCAACACTGCCATTTTTAGGTTTACAAATGTTAGCGATGGTACTGGTGAAAGCGCCGTTGCTAAGATAGATGTCTCTGCGCTTGCCGTTGACCCTGTAACTGGAGCGGCTTGCACGAAGGTGTCCATTCAGAAGATCTATTACTCGACCATTGGTATGGGTGTGAAGATCTTCTTTAATGCATCTACTAACGTGCTTGCTTGGCAGCTTAACGCTGATTGGTCAGATACGCTGGATTTTTCTGATTTTACAGGAATACCCAATAATGCGGGTTCTGGCGTAAACGGTGACGTTTTGTTCACGACTGTTGGGCATTCTAGCGGCGATGTTTACAACATCGTTATGCAGGTGCGGAAGCACTTCTAGATCAAGCTGTGGCTAGAAACTACAAAGAAGAGTACAAAGAGTTTCACTCTAAACCAGACCAGAAGAAGCGCCGTGCGGGTCGCAATGCAGCACGGCGTAAAATGGCTGCTTCTGGCAAGGTTAAGAAGGGTGACGGCAAGGACGTTCATCACAAGGACGGCAATGCCCTAAACAACAAACGAAAGAACCTTCGCGTAGAGTCCAAGTCAAAAAACAGGTCACGCAAGAAATGAGCTTAACTGACGCTGAAAAGAACAGGCTAAAAAAGGTCGGGCTTACCGGCCTAAACAAACCTAAACGCACCCCTAGTCATAAAACCAAGAAGGCTGTAGTTGCTGTGCGCGATGGCGGCAAGATGAAGATCATCCGCTTTGGCGACCAGAAGATGGGTCACAATTACAGTGCAGAGGCCCGTAAGAGCTTCAAGGCTCGGCATGGCAAGAACATAGCTAAGGGCAAGACTAGTGCCGCATACTGGGCAAACAAGGTTTTTTGGAGTGGCAAGGGAGGCAGCAAGAAGTCTCCCCCTAAATCTCAAAAACAAAAGTTTGGTAGAGGCTGATGGCGATTAGTCGAGCGCAAATGGGCAAACAAATTAAGAACGCGCCATCTAAAAAGAAGCGTGTTTCTAAAAAGAAGCAGAAGGCTAGGAGGCCGTAATGGGAAAGAAAGATCTTGGGATACTCGGCGGTGGATTGGTCGGACTCATTGCAGAAGAGCCTCTAGCTGCAATAAGCCCTCTTGCTGGATATCTAAAAAACAGACGAGATAAGAAGAAAGATCGACGGTTAGAAAGAGAAGCCGCCGATGCTGCTGAAGAACAGCGCATGCAAAAGATCATGTCTGCCACAGGCGGTACTGGCGGCATGGACGGGATGAAAGCTGGCGGCAAGGTAAAGTCTATTGATGGCATGGCTATTAGGGGCAAGACCAAAGGTCGGATAATCTAGATGGCTGTTAGCGGCACATATGCATTCAACCTAGACCTCTCTGATGCTATGGAGGAGGCGTTTGAGCGTGCCGGTTTAGAGCTTCGTAGTGGCTATGATTATCGCACGGCTAGACGAAGCATTAACCTGCTTATGCTGGAATGGCAGAACAGAGGCCTAAACCTGTGGACGGTCAAAGAGGGTACGCAAGCCCTTACTGAAGGAACGTCTGCTTACGCACTAGATGCAAAGATATTCGACATCATAGAAGCATTTGTTCGCACCAATGCGGGTGACAGTTCTAGCCAACAAGATCAAACATTGAGCAGGATATCTGTAAGTCAGTACGCTCATTTGTCAAACAAGCTTACACAAAGTAAGCCTTTGCAGTATCAGATAGACAAAGCACCAGCACAGATCACGGTTAACCTTTGGCCTGTGCCAGACAGCGCGTCCTATACGTTTGTTTATTACTATTTAGAACGCATCGATGATGCAGGCTCTGCGGCTTCAAACAATATGGACGTACCAGCTAGGTTCTTGCCTTGCTTGGTTGCAGGGCTGTCTTATCAATTAAGCCTTAAGTTTCCAAATGCAGCGTCTAGGTCATCAGTGTTGAAGGCTGATTACGAGGAGCAGTGGAACTTAGCTGCTGATGCCGACAGAGAGAAAGCATCTATTTACATAGCACCGGGGTTTTAACGTATGGGCGCTTACGCTAGTGGTAAACATGCATTCGGTTACTGCGACTTAACGGGCTTTCGATACCCGCTAAAAGACCTTGTGCCTCAAATCGTAAACGGCAGGCCCACTGGTTTTTTGGTTGGTCGTGACGTTAACAGCCCAGATCAACCACAGCTTAAGCTTGGTAGGATTCGCATGGACGATCCGCAGGCGTTGAGAAACCCAAGACCAGATCAAGGTTTGGATCAAAGCAGGTTGTTAGCCTCCTTTAACCCAGTCGGGCAGGTTGGCTTGGATATGTTTGGTAGCGTTGGAATAGTAACCGTGAGTACAAGCTGATGGCATTTACATTCACGACGCTAAAAACAGCAATACAGGACTACGTTGAGTCAAACGAATCTACATTTGTTGCTGACCTGCCAACCATTATTACGCAGGCAGAAGAAAGAATACTCAAATCGGTTCAGCTACCTGACTTTAGGAAGAACGCTACAGGAACAACAACTCAGTCCAACCAGTACTTAGCGGTGCCATCTGACTTTTTGGCAACGTATTCTCTGTCAATAGATAACAGCGGTTATGAGTTTCTGATTCGTAAGGACGTTAACTTTATTAGGGAGGCTTACCCTGTGGCTTCTACGACAGGGGTGCCAAAGCATTACGCTTTGTTTAACGAGCAAGCTTTTATTCTAGGCCCAACACCAAACGCGAACTACTCTGCTGAAATACATTATTTCTACAAGCCTGAGTCAATTACCGTTGCTAGTGACGGTACAAGCTGGCTAGGCACAAACGCAGAAAATGCTCTGCTTTATGGCTGCTTAGTGGAGGCCTATACCTTCTTGAAGGGAGATCCAGACTTAATGCAGCTTTATGCGACAAGGTATAACGAGGCATTAGAAGAGTTAAAAGCTCTTGGTGAGGGTTACAACACTACTGATAGCTATAGGGCTGGAGCCGTAAGGGCCAACAGATAATGCTTTCTATGGAAGTTGGCAGCGTTATTGTTACAGCGACCGAGAATGGCGGTCATAGCCCTGAGTTTTGGGCCAAGTCAGCCGCAGACAGTATTGTTAGTGTAGGGGGCAATTGTCATCCCGTCATAGCAGAGCAGGCACAAGAATTCCAAGAGGCTGTTAAAGTTACAGTCTTGAGATACATTAAAGAGGCGATAAATAGCGACAGAACAACGCTGATTGCCGAACTAGATCGTCAAGGTCATAAAGACATGGCTGATATAATTAGGAGACTATAATGTCTATTACGAGTGCAATGTGTACAAGTTTCAAGAAAGAGCTTATGGAGGCGGTACACAACTTCAAAAACACTGGTGGAAGCACCTTTAATCTGGCCCTGTACACAAGCTCTGCAACTTTAAATGCAAGCACAACTGCGTATACGACATCCAATGAGGTATCCGGTACGGGCTATACAGCTAAAGGTGCCGCACTGACCCGTGTTGACCCAACAACCTCGAGCACAACAGCGTTTACAGACTTTGCTGACCTGACATTCTCTAGCAGCACAATTACGGCAAACGGGGCGCTGATATTTAATGACTCAGCTTCTGGAGACCCTGCGGTATGTAGCCTTGCGTTTGGTGGAGACAAGACATCAACCGCTGGTGATTTTACTATTCAGTTCCCTACCGCTGATGCAAGTAACGCGATTATAAGGATTGCCTAAGATGCCAGCGGCAAAGAAGCCTGCAAAAAAGAAGTCAAAGTCTAGAGTTAACGAGGCTGGAAACTACACCAAGCCTGAGATGCGTAAGCGTCAATTCAATAGGATTAAGGCTGGAAGCAAAGGCGGCAAGCCGGGGCAGTGGTCGGCGCGTAAAGCTCAAATGTTAGCCAAGGCTTATAAAGATGCAGGCGGTGGTTACAAGTAATGCCATTGAAGAAGCCTCAAAAGAGCCTTAAGAAGTGGACGAAGCAAGACTGGGGCACCAAGTCAGGTAAACCGTCTACACAAGGAAAGAAGGCGACAGGTGAAAGGTATCTCCCGAAGAAGGCTAGACAGGCTTTATCGGACAAGGAGTACGCTGCCACTTCCAGAAAGAAGAGGGCAGACACAAAAAAAGGCAAGCAACACTCCAAGCAGCCCAAAAAAATAGCCAAGAAGACGGCTGGATACAGGAAGTAGCGTGTGGCAGATCTTAATGGGTGGGGCAGAGGCGCTTGGGGTGATGGCCCGTGGGGCGAGGCTAACCCTGTCGTCGTTACTGGTGTTGAAGGCACTGGTGCGGTCACGACTGTCACAGTCAGCGCAGACGCAAATGTCACTGTCACAGGCGTTTCTGCAACAGGGTCAATCGGCTCCGTCACGATCATCGAAGGAACGGGTGTTACCGTCTCTGTCACGGGTGTTGAAGGCACTGGATCTGCGGGAACGGTTACTGTATCCGCTGATGCGAATGTTAGTGTTACTGGTGTTTCTGGTACTGGAGCGGTTGGTACGGTTACGATCAGTGCTGATGCAAACGCCTCGGTCACTGGCGTTGCGGGTACGGGCGCTGTTGGCACGGTTACGATCACTGGCGATGCGAATGTCTCCGTTACAGGTGTTGAAGCAACGGGTGCAGTCGGAACAGTTACGGTTATTGGTACCGCAGTCGTTTCTCCAACAGGTGTATCCGGCACTGGTCAAATTGGTACAGTCACTATCGGCTTGGGCCAAACGATTGTTCCAACAGGCGTTGAAGGCATTGGAGCGGTCAGCAACGTCACTGTTACAGCTGATGCAAATGTATCTGTTACGGGTGTTGAAGGAACTGGGGCCACTGGCACATCAAATGTATGGGGGCTTGTTGATGACAATCAAACGCCTAGCTGGGCAACTATTTCAACAAGTCAAACACCTAGTTGGTCAACTGTATCAACGTCTCAAACACCCAACTGGGAAGAGGTAGCCTAATGGTACGCAAAGTAAAGAAGGTTATTAAGGGTTTAGAGAAGGCATCTAAGACGCACAAGAAGCAAGCTGAGACGCTCAAGAAGCATGTCGCCTCTATGAGCAAGCCAAAGCCTAAGACGAAAAGTCGGAGAAGATAAATGGCAACTTACGTTAACGATTTACGGCTCAAAGAGATTGCCACTGGTGATGAGGCAGGCACTTGGGGAACCAGTACAAATACCAACCTTGAGTTGATAGGTGAGGCATTTAGTTTTGGCACAGAAGCTATTACGACTAATGCTGATACTCATACTACTACTATTGCTGACGGGGCTTCTGATCCGGGCCGGTCTCTCTTCCTCAAATATACTGGCACTCTTGATTCAACTTGCACCATCACTATAGGGCCGAATACGGTCAGCAAGCTGTGGTTCATTGAGAACGCAACCAGCGGATCGCAAGACATCATTATCAGCCAAGGTTCTGGCGCAAACGTCACGATAGCCAATGGTCAGACAAAGGCGATTTACAGCGACGGTGCTGGATCAGGCGCTGCGATGGTTGATGCTTTCCAAGACCTGTCGATCCCAGACTTGTTTATTGACGATGACCTGACGTTCACCTCTGACAGCGCAGTCATCACCTTTGGTGCAGATGGCGACACTACGCTCACGCACACAGACGGCTCTGGCCTGACGCTTAACTCTACGAACAAAATCATGTTTAACGATGCGAGCCAGTTCATTCAAGGCTCGTCTGCGACGGTTCTGTCATTGGGTGCGACGGATGAGATTGATCTCACGGCGACCGCGCTCGACTTCAACGGCACTGTTGCTATTTCTGGTGATACAACGATAGAAGATGGCGCGGATCTAATCACCGCATCCGCTGGCACATCCAACGTCCGTATAGGTGTCAACGCAGGCAACAGCATCGAGTCTGGCGGCAACCAAAACGTAGTCATAGGAGATGAAGCGGGTA